CGCAGGAGATACTAGAGCTAATTTAGCAAAAGATAAAAAAGAAGATTTAAAAATTCAAATTAAAGCAGATATAGATGGAGAACAAATTGGTACACTATCTCATTGGTCATCTATTGTTGCAGACAAATCTGGTTTATCAGCAAATGAATTAGTAACAAATAAATATGGACATAGTATTGATGCTGATGATGAAATGAAAATTGTTACTACTTTAACAAAGAAACATGAGTTATTAAAAAAATATGTTTTACCTTACATAAACCAAAAAATTACATCAGAAGCATTTGCTGCAATTCCTAACAACGAAGATAAAAAATCAATTATTGAAGGAGTTATAGCATCAATAGGTATTAACTCAGAAGATCCAACTGTATTATTTGCAGGTGGAGAAGGTAATAAAGTTTTAAGATTAATAGGAGATCTTGGAGTTCTACCTGATTCTGTTAAAAATTATTTTAATATGGACACAGGATCTTTTTCTAAAGATGGAAATGTAGATGGATTTAGAAAAAAATATCAAGACTTTATGTATTTAAAATCATTCAATGAAAGATTTGTATTTGATGGTGATATGTTTAAATTATTTGAAAAAGCTAAAGCTGAAGGTTGGATGGATAAAGGAGATGAATATTTAAGTCTTAAATTACAAAATGAATTTGCTGTTAAAACAGAAGGTAAAGAATTAGATCAAACTAAACTAGATGTAAAAGAAGGTCATATCAATGTTGAATGGAGAAACAATTCAACTGATATAGATAAATATATTTCAAGTGAACTAGAAGCGATGAGTGATGAAAGATTCTGGGCAAAAAAATGGATGTTTAATTTAATGGATATTCCTGAATGGGGTGAAGGTGATGGAAAACAAATGGGTAGCATTCATACTTGGTCAGAGTATGTACAAAATAAAGGTGCTGGAAATTTATTCCAATCTAATTGGACTTGGTTTCCTTCTAATTGGACAGCTATGGATTTAGCTCCTGGAGTTTTAGATAATATAAAACAATTAACTAAAGCTAGATTATTAGAAACTTTACCTGAAGGTGCGTCATTATTAGATGAAAATAATAAACCTAGTTTATATTTAAAAAATGCATTGAACTGGGCATTTACTATGAATGCTAAAAATGGATATGGTTATACTACAATGGGTGATAACCATAAAAACATTGGTAAAATACAAGAAAGAAATACAAAATTAGAAAGACTAGATAAAAGAGAAGAAAGATTACTTGAACAATTAAAATTTCATCCTAATGGATTGCTTGTAGATAACTATTTTGTGACTGGTAAAGATATGAAATTACAGTTAGGTAAAATAACAAGTGATAAAGAAAAAATTAAAAAAGAAATTGAATGGTATAAGTCAAATAGAAATACAGACTATTCGAAATACCCAGCAGAAAACTGGTTAGGCAAACCACTACTAATTAAAAATGAAGGAGGTATAGCAATTGAAACTTGGTTTAATAATCTTAGTGCTAATGATAAAAAAGCTGTAGTTGGCCAAGATCTCAATATGGAGATGCATTCTTGGAACGATACCTTTGCAGCTATAAGGTACGGAGAGAATATGATAGTTAAACATATTCCTGGTCAATTTGAAGCTGATGGAATTACTCCTAAATTTGAATTAGGTTTCTATAATCTTAATGGAGATTACATTCAAGTAACTGGAGATGGTGAAAGTTTTACAACTGCTCACGCTAGTAATATACAAATAGACGGAACTGATGTTCCAGCTACAATGGAAAATGTTTCAACTAAAATTGCTTTAGATCATTATGAAAAATTTAATGATTGGACTAAAAAAACTTTAAATCTAGATATGGATGCAGCTGATAAGAAATGGCTTAGAGGTGTTTTCTTAGGATGGGAACAATTTAGAGTTACTTCAACAGGTTGGGAATTTGGTATTACTACTCCTTGGAAAGAAGTTAATGATACTAAAATACCTTACTCAGTTAAAATAGGACACATATTTAATATGCTTGGATATGATGTAAATATAGATGAACATATGGCAGAAATATCTGCACTAGAAGCAGAACATAATGGAAACAAAACATTATTAGATAAATCTAATGAAGTAGATTCTATGAAATTAAATACTTCAATAGAAGCAATGGCTCCACCTAATGAAATGATTTTACAAGATTATAAAGATGGAATGATGTTTGAATATTATGCTAAGAAAAATTTAAACAATTCAGAATTACCTTATCCATTAAGATCTAATAATCCATTAGCTGTTCATGTAATGGGTGGTGGTAAAAAATGGGATGGTGAAATGGATATTCAAGCTACTGCTAAAGATGGTGGTTCAGTACTTGCAACATTTAAACATCCTGCTTGGGGAGTAAGAGCAGCAGTTACATTAATGATTAATAAATCAGAATTAACTAAAGGTATTAATGATGTTGAAAAACAATATGGTCATACACCAACTGTAGCAGAAATTATTACAGGACATACAGCAGCTGCTTCTGTTGAAGGATATTTATTATCTTTAGAAAAGAATTTCGGTATCGATAGAAATATGAATATAAATCTATTAGACGGAGATGATGTAATACCTTTATTACATGCTATGACTCAACACGAAATGGGTATTGAAGCATACAATAAATACTGGAAAGGTAATGAAGCTATGTTGTTTTATTATCTTAAAAAAGGATATGATTTATCTAAAAAAAAATACAACACGAGTAAATAATGCCTATAGTAACTAATTCTCATCCAGCTCGTAAAAGAGATATACAAGGAGAAATGCTTTCATCTATGGGGCAAAACCAAAGTTTTAGCATTGTAGATGCTTGGCAAGGATTTAAAGATGAAAACTTAGCCTGGATGGGTGGAAGTAAATTAGTTGATTTAGCACTTAATAGAAATCAATTTCCACCAGAAGAAGGTTATAATGTTTGGCAAGATCCAAGATTAGCAGAGTTTGGAAATGATTTATCTTTTTTTTCTAATAGTCAATCAAGAGCTGAAACAGATTTTATTGCAACTAAAATAAGAAATTCTCAAGCTGCTGATTATAATTCACCTTGGTATTGGTTAGGTAGAACAGCTGGATTTGTTACTGATCCAACATCATTAATGTTATATGCTAAAGCTACTAGAACAGCAGTTAGTTCTGCAAAAATGTTTGGTACATTAACAACAGCTGAAGAAATAGCAAAACAAAATTTAGATCCAGCAAGACCAGATGAATTTGTTCCTTGGACTATTGGATTAGGTTATGGAGTACCAGCTATAATGAATGGATTTAGAACTGGTAAGATGCCACAATCAGTTAAGAACAATGTAAAGAAAATGGATGAAATATTTTTCCAACCTAAGAATCTTTCTAAAGAAGGATTTGAAGAAGGTAAATTAATTGATCCTAATAAAGTAACACCACCTTCATCAGGTGGAGCTGCTGCTAATCCTCTTGCACCTAAACAATTAAGTTATAATCAATCTAAAGAAGCTGAAGCAATTTTTAAAACTTATTTAGGAAAATTTGGAGAAAGTGGGCCTTGGACTCCTGTATTTAGAACATTACAATCTAGCTCATTAAGAGCAAGAGAAATGATAACTGAGTTATTGGATATTCCATTATTACAAAATAAGAATATGAAACAAGGAGATTTTAAAGCTACAGCTCCTGGAGGATCTATTGAAACAAATAGAAGAATGTTAGAGAAGGATGTTATTGTAGCACAAAAAGAAATTGAAAATTTATATTTAAAATATTTACATAGACTTGGTATCAATGCTCCTAGAACTAGAGCTGGTATGAATTTAACTAATAGATTAACACCAGGTAAATATTCATTAAAAGAATTTGCAAAAGAAATTTCTATAGCAAGAATTAATCACGGGAAACATTCTGTTCCAGAAATTGCAGAAGCTGCAAGATTTACTCAAGATTTAGTTTATGAACCATTCTTAAAAATGATGAACGCAGCTGGTGTTAGATTAGAACCAATTGAAAGAGAAATGTTTTTTTGGGAATCTATTCTTCATTCTATGAAAAGAAAACAACAAACATCAAGAGAATTTACAAGTGAACTATATGGAACTTCTACTTGGAATATTAATCAAATTGAAAATAGAATGATTAAATTAAAAGATAGATTAGAAGCAGTTAGAAAAAATAGTGGTGTTAAAAATTATGTTAATAGGATTTATATAAGACCAGTTATCGAAAAAAATAAAGAACTGTTTAAAGAAATATTAAAAAATTCTTTTATTAGAAATAAACAACACGGAATGTTAACTAGATTAAACCAGATAGTAGAAGATCTGGCTAATGATTTTCCTTTTGTTAGATACGAAAGAGCAATGTCAGATGCTGATAGATTTGCATTTAATAATCCAAGATATGCTAGAGCTACAAGAGCTAGAGAAGTATGGTTAGATGATATAGCTCAAATGGAATTAATGGGCAAAAATGCTCAAGGTATAGAATTTATAGTAACTGATATGTTTTATTTAATGAAATCATATTACAGACAAGTAGCTCCTGATATTCTTTTAGCTCAAAAATATGGTGATGCTAATGGATTAGGTTGGAGAACTACTGCTGGTCAAGCAGGTTATGCTGATGGTTTAAAACAAATAGAATTTGAATATGCAAAAAGAATACAAGCAGCTAAATCAGAAACTATGAAATCTAAAATTAAAGCAGAAAGAAATAAAGTATTAATGGATATACAGGATTCAATAGAATTAATTAGAGGAACATATGGTGTACCTAAAGATCCTACTAGATGGTGGAGCAGAGGTATGAGAATGTCTAAACATTGGAATGCTTTAAGTATGTTAACAGGTTTCTTTTCAGCAATGCCAGATCCTGCTCGTATTGTAATGGTTAATGGAATTAAAAGAACTTTTCAAAAAGAAGTTGAAATGTTTTCTCAAGGTTTAAAAGGTAGAATATTTCATTTAGGTAAAAAAGAAGCTCAAGCTACAGCAGAAGCTGTTGATATGATTACAGGTCATAGAGCTATGTTATTTTCTGATATTGGAGATATGTTTGCTTTAGGTTCTAAAATAGAAACAGGTATGGGTAGAGCATCAATGTTTAATTTTATGTATGTTAATATGATGTCTAGATGGACTGAATATTGGAAATCAGTTGGTGGAACTATTATTGGAGGTAGAATATTAGAAGACTCAATAGCTTGGTCTAAAAATGCTAAAGGTTTAAAAGATAAATGGAAATCTGCATTAGCTAATTCTGGTATTGATGAAGCAATGGCAGCAAGAATAGCTAAACAATTTGAAAAACATGGTGAAAGATTAAAGCATAATCTTATAGCTAATACAGATGCTTGGGATGATGCAGTAGCAGTTCAACATTATAGAGCTGCTTTAAATAAAGAAATTAATAGAACTATTGTAACTCCTGGATTAGGAGATACTCCATTATGGATGAGTACAGAACTTGGTTCTACAATAGCTCAATTTAAAAAATTTGTAATGGCAGCTACTCAAAAAATGTTAATGAGAGGAATGCAAGAAAGAGATATGGATTTTTTATTTGGTTCATTAATGTTAATGGGATCAGGTATGTTAATTGATGGGATATATACAGAATTTAGATTTGGAAAAGATTGGGGTAAGAAATCTTTAACTGATAAATTACTTTCAGCTTTTGATAGATCGGGATTAGGTGGAATTTATGTTGATGTTAACAGAGCAATTGAATCATTATCTGATAACAGAATAGGAATTAGACCAATGCTAGGTGAACAAAAACCTTATTCTAATAGTATTAAATCTAAGTTAGGTAATATATTAGGCCCATCAGCAGGACAAATAGCTAATATTTTTGACATAATGTATGATGTTGGATCAGGAGGATATAATCACTATACAGCTCGTAATGTGCGTAGATTAATTCCATTTCAAAATATATTCTATTTGGACTGGTTATTTGACGACATCGAACAAGGACTAAGATAAATTATGGCTATAACAATATCGGATACTACTCCTCGAGTACAATATACTGCAACAGCAGGACAAACTAACTTTGCTGTTAATTTTGAATTTTTTGTAAATGCAGATCTTAAAGTTTATAATGGAACTACATTATTAACTTACGATGCTTCTCCTTCATCAGCTTCTGAATATTCGGTATCTGGTGCTGGTCAAACAGGAGGAGGATCAATTACATTAGGTGGTGGAGCAACTGTAAATGATAAGATTACAATTTACAGAGATATGTCTATTGCTAGAGCAACAGATTTTCCAACATCTGGAGCTTTTCAAGTAGAATCATTAAATGAAGAATTAGACAAATTAACTGCTATGGTACAGCAGGTAGAGAATGATACTAAATATTCTCCAAAATTTTCTCAAACAACTACAACAGGTTTTAATTTAACATTCCCTGAATTATCAGCAAATAAAGTAATTTCAGTTAATTCTGGTGGTAC